CGACGCCAAGCGCCGCACCTTCGAAATTGTCCATCAGCGGCGCTCCAAAAGAAAAGGGCCGCCCGAACGGACAGCCCTATTTGTACTTACAATCTATGTTGACGCTTAGGCTTTTCGTGCGTACAAAAAACCCATGATGATCGTATGGGACGAACCGAAGCGCGCCGCGAACCTTGCCAAGCACGGCATTGATTTCGCCGATATCGACGACGCGTTCTTCCTGTCCGCGATGATCGGCGAAGCGAAACAAGGCCGCTGGTTCGCGGTTGGACGCCTGAACGGCGTCATCACCGTGATTTTCGCCACGCTGGGCACCGAAGGGCTTTCGATCATCTCGGCCCGCCCCGCCAGCGCCAAGGAAAGGAAATTGGTGGAATGACGAAACCCTACACCCAAGCGGACATGGATGCCGTGTCGGACAACCCCGAACTGACCGACGCCCAGTTGGCCAGCGCCCGGCCGTTCGCCGAAGCGCTGCCCGCCATGGCGGCCGAAATGCGACGCGTGCGCGGCCGCCAGAAAAAGCCGACCAAAATTCCCAAGACGATCCGGCTATCCCCGGAGGTGGTCGACTATTTCGAAGCCACCGGGGCGGGCTGGCAATCCCGTCTGGACGATGTGCTGAAGCGCTACGTCACGGATCATCGCTGATCAGCCCAACAACCGCTCCAGCCCGGCCCGTTCCGCGTCAATCTCGGCCTTGCTGACCGGGGCCTTCCACGGGGCAGGGCAGGTCTCTGCCTCGGCCCGCCGCCCTTCCGCCAGATATTCGACAGACAGGCGGCGAATAAGCCGGGCCTCCCATGGGCAGAGCCGCACCCCGGTCATATGCGACCATGCGGCGATCGTCGGCCAGCTAAGGGCGACGGTGCCCATGCCCGCCGCTTCGACCATGCCCATTTCCATGAACCGTTCGATCAGGTGCGGCATGGGATTGGGCGGCATGGCGTTTTCCGCCGCCTTTTTCCCCATGCTCTCGGCCCGGCTGCGCTTTGTGGCGACCGGGGCCTTTTCCCACCGTTCGGCCCGTCTGGACCCCTCGGCGGGCTTTGGCGTGGCGGCCAGCCACGCCATTTGCCGAACGTAGAGCGTCAGGCCTTGGCCTACGCTCGCTTGAAGTTTCCCCAGTCAGCCAGGAACCGGGTAATCTGGTTGACGATGAAACCCAACGCCGGGTCGGCATAGGTGGCACGGTACAGGTCCGCGCCGGTGGCATCGCCAGCGGGGGGATAGGTGAAATTCTCGAACTGGACGGTGACGGCCGCATAGTCTTCCGCCGTCGTTTCGCGCCGCTGATCGGCCGACATGGCGGACGGCTTGCCCTCATTGTCCTGCGCCCGCTTCAGCGCGCGCTGCGTCTGGAGTTCTTCGATCCGGGCATATTGCGGCGAGGCCGGGCCATAGAGATGGATACGGACGGGCTGGCCGTCATGGAACATCAGATTGCCGCTGGCGTCCTTCAGGTGCAGCGGGGCGGCGGTGCTGATCGCCTTGGTGGTGATATCGAGCATTGGAAACCTCTTTGCGGCGGGATTGCGCGGGATGCACCGACCCGCCCCGTCCCGCGCAACGCGGGGCGGGCCGATGCTCTTGATCCGGCTGGAGCCGGAAGGGGGTTAGGCGGGGGCGGGGACCTTCACCGGCTTGGTGCAGATTTCGATGGCCGGGGCAGCGGTCAGCATGGTGTCGGCACCGTCCGCCGTTTCGGGCATCCCGAAGGTGCGACCCTGAAAATAGCGCATCGCTCCGTCCTGATAGGTGACGGCGAAGGCATAGAGCTTTTGGCTCTCGTCATCGCCCGACGTCTGCAACAGGGTCTGCCCGGCGTCCGCGCTGTCGAGCGCGATCGTCGGCGACAGCGCGCCATAATCGGGCGAGCCCTTATACTTCTGTTTGCCGCCCGTCATCGGCTGAAATTCAACCTTGGCGAAACTGGTCCCGAAGGTGCCCAGCTTTTCCACCTGCCCGATGACCAGAAACGACAGCGCGGCGAAACCGGCCTTGTCCTGTGTGGCGGGCGCAGCGGCGGAAATGGCGAGCGTGGTGCCCGCCGCAGTCTGCGAAGTCATAGTGTGTTGCTCCTGTTAAGCGGCGGGATGGATCAGGCGTTGGCCGCCTTGCCCTTGGTCTTGCCCTCGTCGGGCTGGGCGTCGGCCACCTTTTCGACCAGACCGGCCAGCGTCAGGTTCAGCAGTTCGCCAGCGGTCAGCTGCAAATCATGATCCTTCACGTAATTGGTCTCGGTGCCTGCATCGGTGAAATCGCGCAGTGCTTTGGCCTTGAACTTAGGGGCTTCGGTCGTCGTATCAGTCATGGTCATGCTCCAGTGAGGGCGTCGTAAGTGACGCGGAAATCTTGGGCCTGTTCGTAGGTGTCGCCGGGGCCATCCACGTCCGGCCCGCGCCCGGCGAGCAGGATGGACACGTTCAGGCCGCCCCCGATCTTGCCGGTGCGATCCGCGCCCGCATCGGCCACCAAGCCGATCACGGCGCGTTGCTGCGCCCAGCTGACCGCGCGGACCGTCACCGACACGCGATCAGTGCAACGCCGGGTCGTGCTGCGCTTCAGCCGCTTGCGGTCCACGACGCTGACCGTGCGGACCAGCAGGGCGGGCAGGCGTTCGTCGCCTGACAGGCGGCCGCCCTTGATGCTGTCGCGGTCGACCAGCGCCAGCAGCGGCGCATAGGCCTGCAACACCGCGCCAATGATCGTCGCCCCGTCGATCACGTCGGGGATAGGCTGGTCGCTCATGCGTCATCGTCCATGTCGTCGGGGGCCAGGCCTTTCCGGCTCAGGCGGGTGGTGATGTATTTTTGGGCGGCGCGGATCGCCTCGGTTTCCTTCACGTCCAGCGCCGGGCGCAGGAACGGAAAGGCGCGCGATCCGGTGTGAAAGACCTCCGGCCCGACCGGCCGCCCACCGATCACAAGGGTGGGGCTGGCGTTGCTGTCCTTCAGCTTTTCATTCAGCTTTCGCGCACCAATGCCGCCAACGGCTGCGATGAAGTGCGGCGCGGTCCCGTATTCGAGCCAGACGCCTAGCGAATAGCTGAAGCCCCGCTTGACCGTCACGACAACGCGGATCGTGTCATCCGTGACGGCGCGGGCCTTCACGACGATATCCGCCGCTACGCGCTCCGACTCGCACCGATCGCGCGCTTCCTCGGCGATGACCGTCGCGCCCGCGCGCGCCGCGCCGGGCAGCAGCTTGGTCCGGCAATAGTCGGGGATCGCGGCGATATAGCGCTTGACCTCATCGCGCCCCGTGACCTTGGCCACGTCAGGCCGGGTTCCCGGCCGGGGTGTAATCCTCCACCATAAATTCGATGCCGTCGCGTCGCCCGATTTCGACGGGGACAGTGACGATTTGCATGATGCGCGCGCCCATCACCAAACGCATCTGGTTGGTGATATCCGCCCGGTAGCGCATCCGCACCCGTGCGCGGCGGGTGGTAGTCGTCATCCCCTGATCGACCGCCTCGCCCCGGCTGGGCAGCACGTCTTGCACCTGCGCCGGGATAGGGCCGCCGATCGGTGTCCATCGCCGACTGCCCGCGTCGGAAAAGCCCTTTCCCTGATCCAGCCGTTGCACGATGACACGGCGGTCCAACATGCTGGCGGTCACGCGCATCAGACGCCCCAATGCCGCAACGGGGCCAACAGCGCCGCCACCGATTGCGGCGGCCCCGCCGAAGCGTCGCGCTCATCGTACCAATGCGCGGCAAGCATCAGGATCGCGCGGGTGGCGATCGGCATGTCCTCAGTGGGCAAGGATGGAGCGGTGCCGACGATCGTCCGGTTCGTCCATTTTTCGGCCATACGGCGCGCCGCAACGATCAGGTCCAACAGATACCCGTCTTCGTCAGCAAAGGACGGATCAAGCCGCAGCTGGTCCTTCAGCTGCTTGACGGAGACGGGTTCGGCCATGGTCAGCCCTGCGCCTGATCGGCGCCAGCGGCCTTGGTCTTCGGGGCAGGGGCCTGCTTGTTGGCAGGGGCCTGCTGCTGCTTGTTATCGGGCTCTTTCTGCATTGCACCTTCTCCTTGGCCTGCGGCTTCACCCTCGGCACCCTCGGCAGCGTCAGCTTCGTCGGCTTCGTCTTCGAGAATTTCGACCAGCCCATTCGCGAACAGCGCATGGCCGCGCGCCCGGGTGACGATATGTTCG